AGTCATATCTTTAATCCCGAATAATATAGGACTAGTAACTCTGTGAGCTACCATAATTTTTCTCATACTTTCACTAGATAAAAACTCGTACTGTTGGGGAGCGTCACTTAATTGGACCGCCTCCATAGTAGCCGCTGAGTCTTTGTCATCGTTAAAAGCTAGTATAAATCTACCTGCGTTTGAAGTTCCTGTATATTTAGCTGCTATTTTTTGTTCTATAATATTTCGTTCCTCTTCAGTTGGAGTTCCGTTATTAAAGTTAAGTAACATAGAAGGAGCTAGTCCGTTCATTATGTTGTTTAAATGGTAGTTAGCTATTTCCTCTTCTAGCTCGCAGTATTGGATTCCTCCCTGATAGTCTACAGGACTATAATATTTAAAGCCTGCTCTATAAGGTTTTATATATAATACTTCTATTTCACTTTCTGAAGTTCCAAATACTGGAATCCTTTCTAAATGGTCTCCGTTTTGATACTCTGACCAGTCGTAATAATAATAGTAAGCTTTTATTTCTCCGTCTCCGTCATCTAATATTTTTTCTGCTCTTAGCGTTTCTATAGGAAGGTGTTCTACGGTTGCTATTTTACTTCGGTCCTCAGAATAGATTATCTGCATAGCACACTGACCCATTAGTTTTAAATCACTAGCTAGTTTTTGCTGCATTTCTTCCGACAGTAAAGACTTCATAGAAGCGTATTGGTCTGGCTTTCTGTTTGAGTCTGTAGCGTCTAAGTAGTGTCCTACTATCATTTGAGACATTCCGTTTATAATAGCGTTGTTAGTTGCAGATCCTAAAAATCTATCTATAAGAAACTGGAAATAATTATTATCGGCTCCATAGCTGACAAACTCCTGATTGCTTACTTCTTTAACCTCTGGAGTAGTGTAAGTGCTTAGTTGTAAAAAATTAACCTTCATATTTTAAAATATTATATAGTCGTTATTCCCTGACGTATTTTCTTTATAAACTCCTAAGTTCATATCGTAATACTCATCGTTAGACTGGTCTATAGTTTGGTCCGTGCAAAATATCTTGTCTCTAAAAATAACATCTCCGCTTGTATTACTTATTCTCATATCGTAGTATCTGCCTTCTACCAAATCTAGATTCATAGTGACGTTTAAATAATCGTTTAGAATAATTAAACCTACTTCGTCTTCCCAGTCATTACTCGCTAGTTCCCAGTTTATATTGTAAGTATTCCAAAGGCTACCGCTAGTTAAAACGCAAGTTTCAATATTTGTGCTTTCGTCCCTAATACAAATTGTTACGTCTGTAACATATTCTCTAGGTAAAATACTAAAAGTCTGTGGACTAGTAGAGGTTGTTAATATTATCATTCGTTCCTTTAATAGTATAACGTATAAAAAATATTTTTTGTATAAACTATTACAAAAAGAAATAGGGGACAAATCCCCTACTCCTAAACTAAACACAGAAAACTATTACGGTTCTATTGGACTCGATGCTATAGCTAAAGCACTAATAACTCCAGCGGCACAAAAGAAAGCTGGTAGCTGCTCTTGAGCCGTGAATGTTAAATTAAATCCTGTAAAATCCGCTAAAGCCGTTCCAGTACCAATAGTACCTGCAGAAACGTCAGCTCCGTTGTAAGCTCCAACTAAAAAGTAATTAGAGTTAAAGTCTTGTACAAATACGTGAGGATTTCCTCTACAAACGTCTTGTAGTTCCGCTTGAGTTAATTTGTCAAGTTTTTGTAATTGTATTGTTACGTTTTGGTCATAATAGACCGTTCCGTTCTCAGCCGAAGCAGTAATTGTTTGCTCCATACCTGATGACCCAGCTTTGACTAAAAATTGATAAGCCGCTGGAGTTGCTCCTATTGCAGTAAGTTCCGCACCTGTAACCGATAAGGCTCCAAGAAGTCCGTAATCTACTAATAGTATGCTTTTAATGCCGCCTACCCCTTTTAAACAGGGTAAGTCCCGACCGATTGATAATATGTTACACGCCATTTGATTTATTTTTTATAAAAAAAAGGGTAAGCAGGTTGTCCCCACCTACCCCAGTTTTCGGTTAATTTAATTATTAAGAATATACTACAATATCTGAAGAAATTCCATAGTTCACGCCTGCAGAAAATCTTGCGATAATTCTACAATTTTGACTTCCATCAAGGTCTGACATATCTAAAAGTTTAATTTCTGACATATTTCCAACTAAGGAAGTTCCAAAGTAAAGATTATCCTTTTCGGCTAACATCATAGAATTGTCTGACATTCCTTGTCCTACAAAAATAGAAATTCCGTCAAAAGAAAGAGATCCGTTATTCCACCACTGAGTACCCATTGAATTAGTACCTGCAGCACCTAGTCCGTTAGCTCCGAATCCACCTAAAGATCTAACGTAAGCCTTAGCTACGTTTTGAGATACATATAAGAATAAAGATTCTTTGCCATATAGTGCGTTTGGTAGTTGGTCAACTACAAGTCCCATTTGAGCTACTACATTTGCTGATGTAATTGCAGCCGCAGCAATTCTTTGAGCCGCTGGAATAGTAGTATCTGCAGCCGCTAGAGTTACTAGACCTGCATACTCTCCGCTTACACCTGCAGTTCCTCTCCAAATAGTTTGCTCTGTTTTTTGAGCAATTTCAGCCGCTACGTGAGCTAAGATGAAATCTGAAAACTGAGGAGGTAGGTTTTTAAAGCCCGAGAACCCCATCGATTGCGCCTCCCAATCTTTTAAAAAGTCAGCTTTACAAACTTGTAAGTTTACTTGTAAGTTAGAAGGCTCTAAAATTCTTTCAGTTAAATCTACGTTAGAATTTGGAGTAAAATCACAACTTGCGTCTACTACTAAAGATCCTGTAGAAACTTTTTTAATTACTTCTTTATAGTTAATATTTGGTTTTACAGTAATTCCTCCGTCATTGATTGTGCTTGCCGAAAGAAGAGCTGCAGCGATGTACTGATTTCCGAAATCCCCTGAATATGAGGTAGTTATGTTCGTTGCAGTAGCTAATTTTATATTTCTTTTCATTTTATTTATTATTATTATTTATTAATTATTACGCTTCAAATGCCCAGATTCCTTGCGAACCGCAAATTGCCCATTCAGTTGAAGAAATTGCACATAACTCTACCCAGTCTCCATAAACAGAAGTTCCCGCAGTGTTAATTACATCTTTGTCTAATACTCCTACTCCGCTACTTCCTGCAGATACTACAGAGTCAGCTAGTGTGAAAGAACCTACTATTTTATTATTAGCGTGAGGACTCAAAGTAAGACCGTGAGTTCCTGCAGTTCCAATATTTCTAAACCTGTAAGACATTCCTACATAGTTAGAGTTTAATTCAGGTAGTGTATGCGTATGCGATCCTCCTGAAGAGTTTTGATCTATACCTGCGTCAGAAACTAAAATAGCTTTATTTCCTACTAAAGATTCTTGAGCTGGTCTGTTACGATTTACGTCATTTGACGATGTTTTAAATGTACTCATTTTGATATTTATTTTTTAATTTGATTGATTTTAGCTAAGATTCTATCCATAGTATTCTCAGGTCTGTTTTGACCATATAGGAAAGTATCTTTTTCTTTATTTGTTGGAGCGTGAGCTAGTGGTTTTCTAGAAGGTTGTTTGCTCATTTTTTCTTTTACTTTAGAAACTTCTCCGTATTTTCTTTTTAACTCTTCTATCTCTTCTTTTACCTCTTCGATAATAGGACTTACTACCTCTACTACTGCAGCGATAATATCCCCCATTTCTGGAGCTACTTCTTCAGGTACTTCAACGATTACTTCTTCTTCCATTTCTTCTCTTTCGTCTTCCTTTTCGTCTGCGATACCGTCTTTGTATCCTTCTTCTTCAGCTTCAGGAATATCCTCAAGTCTTACCTCGTCTATCATTCCGTCCTCTTTTACGATTAACATTCTACCGTCATTTATCATATAATCCCCCGCTGGTAAAGGAACCCTCTCGTCTTCGTCTGTTACTATAAAAACGCTTTCGCCTTTATCATAACTATCTGCAAAAATTCTCGTCCCGTTATCCAAGACAAGTTCTTCTAAATTAACACTAACCCCTAAGAGCGTATTAATCTTTTTTAACATTTCACTTGCTTTCATTATTTATTTATTTAATTATTAATGTTTATTCTATACTATTAGCTTTGTTTATCATATTTACAATAGTACTTTGATTCTCGTCTTGTTCTCTGTATTCTAGTTCCATATCTATAAAGATTTGATCCCCATAACTATAGATTTCTGAATTGTTAGGATCTATACCTAGCTCGTCAGATAATTGCTGATATGAGTTTAGTTTTTCTTCTAGATTATCCATTTTAACCTTAAAGTCTGAATAGTAGTTATCAAAGCCTTCAAACTTTTCGTAGAACTCATCAGCTAATCTTTTAAAAGAAATATACTCGTCATAGAAGTTTATAGCCTCTCCGTATGCAGTTTGATACCTTTCTCTACTTACTGACTCAGCCTCACTTAAAGCAGCATCTAAATCATTTATAGCAGCTAGTTCTCC